TTAAACTTTTCTTAAATAGTCTCCTGATAGCCATCCACTAGGCGTTCTTGCCCATCCATTTTTCCATTCATAAACAGTTACTCGTGTTCCTCTTTCAAGGCATCCATCTTTGTCTTTATCATGTTTTTTACCATCAGCTGTTAATTCATCATGTCTTTTTCTACGATAATTAGTACCAGGACCAGTTCTAACTGATAGATCGCTAGCTGTAACTTCATATGTTCCTGTTGCTTTCCCACTTGTAGATGGTTTAGCTGCAGGAGTTGGTGATGGTGTAGGCGTTGGAGCAACAGTTCCATTTACAATTTCATTAAAAGGAAAGTTTGTTCCTGGACAATTAGTAGAACATACATCTTTATGTTTTTGGACTTTAGAAATACCATACTTATTTTTTAAATAAGCTACTAATTCTCTACCAGCATTGATTTGAGTTTGATTCATTGTTTCTGTCATGTATGAACCTTCAAAACAAATACCAATAGAATCACTATTAGAACCTTTAGCGTGTGATCCAACAACACCTTCAGGTCTACCTCTATAAATAGATCCATCTTTTCTTACAAAGAAATGATACCCAATACCTGCCCATCCATTTTCTAAATGCCAGCTATGAATATCATCTGCAGTACATGATTTTGATTCAGCATGATGTAAGATAATTCTATTAGTAGATTTTCTATTTGATAATTTTCCATTCCATTTGTAAGTTTTTTCAATAATATTCATTTTGATTATCTCCTTTTTTGTTCATTAATTCCGTTTTTCTTCCATTAATTAGCATTTAACGACCATTTTTTTGATTTTTTGGTTGTTATTCAATAAAAGAGAGCTATTCACTCTCTTTCTCTAATTCTTCTTTGATTTCATCAATTCTTTTCCAAATTGCTTTTGTTTCTCGTTCTTGAAGTGCCATACGTTCAACTACGTTATTGTGCTTTTCAACTTTCTTTGTTAATTCATCAATACGATAGTTCATTAATGTGTTGGCTTTATTGTTTGAAAACATTGTAGTGATTACACTAGGCACAGCTACACATAGACCAGAAATCAAAGCAACTGCAACTGCTTCTGTCATATGCTTGCACTCCTAACTTTCATCTACAATTTCTTCCAATTCTGGAAGCCCTGCAACGCTTGTTAGAATAGAAACGACCCCCGATAAGCAACTTGCACTGATGATCATTGCCCAATTGACTTCATTCATGACCGTAGATGTTCCAATTAACGCTACTGCTGTTTGGGCAACTGTCTTGATTGCTCTAATACCTGCAGCTTTCAACCATTGATTAAAATCATATTTTTTTACTTTCAATTTAATCACCCTTTCCAGACAATTTTATGTCCTTTAGTTTTTTGTATAACGAATAATTGCTTTAAATTTATAATTTGCCCAGCTATAGTTGTTAGCAAAACGAATGTTATCTACATTCAAAACGAAATACGTCGCATAGAATGTTCCGTTATTACCATTTGCATAATAAACAACAGGAAATCTATAGAAATCAGTGCCATTTGTACATGTAACTTCATAATCAATAAACTCGTTTAAATTACTGATTGAATGATTGATTGTACTTACACCAACATTTAAACCAGTCCATGTAATAATTTTTTCATAGATTTTCTTGCCATCAATCCAGTACTTTCCAGTCCAATGTTCGTCAGCGGACATTTGTAAATTAAGCAATTCATTTCCATCTTTATCAATAAGTTTTGGCATAGTTATTGTCACCACCAATCTTTATTTATATTTTTAATAACTAAAAAAGAGCAGAAATCAATCTACTCTTTGTAATATACTGCATCCTTTAAATCAGTTTCTAATTCACTGACTGTCTTTTCAAGCTGTCCAACTCGCTTTTGCAATGATGTTAATTGTGACTTCAAAGCAAACGTATCTTTTAACTTTGTCATAAAAGTTTTCAAAATATCACTTGTTAGAAACTTAGTGCTATTAGCTGAAACAGTTGTTGAAGATGCGTGCTCACTTACGTTTGAAAACAAAACTCTCTTAAAGAAATCTTTCATATATAAGACCTCCTAGTTGATTATGCTCCAAATACTTCAGTCCACATTGTATTTAATTCAGTATCAGTCATTGCTACTAATTTAGCATCAATTAAACTATTGACTTGAGTTGAATTTTGATATCCTGAATCATTTGTCAATGATGATACTTTTGTTGGGATATCTGTCTTTTTAGCATAAGAGCTTAGATCCATTTCTCTTGAACCTAATTTTTCAAATTTCGAATTGATATAGATGTATTCATCATAGATATTAGTTCCAGTTCCACTGTTAGCAACTAAATAAATAACACTTTTTTTACCTGTTGATGGCAATGAATCAACAACAGTATAATCAATTTGAGTAATTCCAGATACTGCAGTAGCAATTTGACTATTTACAGCATCAGATTTAGCATAAGCAGATAAATCTACATTTACAGCTTTCGATGAATCAGGAGTTAAAGCTGTACCATTTACTTTTACAGTTTCAATTTTATTAACTTGAGCACCTGAAGCAATGGCATCTAATTTCTTTTTATCATTAACAGACATTAAACCATGTGTAGATGTTGTTGCATCTGCATAAGTAGTGTTTTCAGGTACTACCCATGTACCATCACCACGTAAGAATGATGCTTGTTTTCCTGCAGCTGGAGCAGGAACTAAACCAGATTTACCTGCAGCACTTGCAGTAGCAGGTGCTATGTTAGAATAAGTTGTATCTTGAGCTGGGATTCCTAATCCTGTAATATCGGCTTTAGCAACAGCAGTAGCACCACTAACGTGACCTGCAGCATCTACAGTTACTTTATATAAACCTGATTTTTGAGCTGTATATGATGGATGCACATATTTATTGGCACCTTCAGCAATACCACTCAATTTAGTTTTTTCTGCTGTTGTATAATCATTTGTAGATAAACCTTTTCCGGTTTCTTGTGCTACAAATTTTCCTTCGCCCCATGCTTTAATTTTTCCTAGAGCTGTTTTTAAAATTGAATCAGTTACAAAACTCATAATATTTTTTTCCTCTTTCTTTCTATAAATTTATTTAATTAAAAATTTCATTCCATATGTTTTCCAAGTCTTTATCTTGCATAATATCAAACTTGTCATCTAAATCAATTGACTTTAAATAACCGTCAACCTCACTACGAACAATCTTTATCCATTCTGTACGTTCTTCTGGAAGAATATCATTGCCATTTCCTATCGTAGATCTAACAATAAAAGATACGACACCAAGATGTACCTCCTTTAATTCACTAACTAACAGAAAAGATAAATTCAATAATCCATCTTTTTGAAATGCATCTTTATTTAATGAAAACACTCCATTTTCATCAATTTCCAACAACTGAGTTTTTTCAAAATAATTTGTTCTATAAAAACCTATAACACTAAAATTATCATAGCCTTCATCCTTGATGAATTGCATTTGAATGTTTCCACTATATTGATATGGAATATCACTAGTACTGCTGGATATAGTCAATCCTTTTTGAATAATTTCAGCAACAATCAAAATCATCACCTCTATTCTTTATACATAACCATTTTGTCAATAAGTTCTTGCAAATTAGGAATGATATCAAATTGACTTTTAACACTTTTAATACTTATTCCATCAATTTCTACAAGATATAAAGGCATCTCACTAACTGTACCTCCATTGAATGTATCACTATTTGTATACTGTGGAATAGTTTCACCTTCTCCACTGATAACTTTTATTTCATGCTTTTCATTGACACCATCTGTTTCAAAATGAGACACGATTAGATCATATCTTTTTTGACCAACAACACCATTTTCTAATTTTATTTCTTCATAAGAACCTGGTGCAATCCTATAGAATCTTCCTTGATTAATAAACAAGCCATCATAGATTTTTACAAGATTATTGTTTATGATTTCACACTTCAACTGTTGGCCACATTTAAAAACACCATTGTACCCAAACAAACAATGGTGTATGTAAGCATCAATACTTGCTGTAACATTTGACTCATTCAATGTTATATTTTCTAGCACATCTAATCACCTACCTTATATTCAAATTTGCAATGCGAAATAATACCAGATATAGTTACCTTTAAAACTTTTTTTGTAATTTGTTCTTTAAATTCTATTCCCGTTATTTCTTCTTTGGAACCAACATAATCAAACAAAGAAGCTTCATCCGTTGTAAAGTTAATGTTAAGATTATCCGTGCCATTCGCTTTTTCCGTCGCTTCAATAGAACTTTCTATTAATTTTGATTCATCTTCTTCGTTTGAATTATCATAAAGATATGTTTTCCTTTTCAATCCTGCATACTTTGCATTTTCACTTGTATTCCATGTTCCATCATCTTGCAAAAATAAATTGACTCTTATTCTTTCGGTCAATTCACCCTTTCCAAGTGCAACGATATGGTTATACTTGCTTATTGCTTTTTCAGAGATCATGGAAATGCCATAAGAATTGTCATATCTTAATAATTCTGATAAATCAACAATGGGAACAGCTTGTAAATGCACCTTTTTATCATAAAACGTAATTTCTAGTTTTGAAGGGATATCCGCCTTAAGTAACATTTTTTCAAGTGCATCTAATAAATTCAAATCCCTTATTTGATAATTAACACCAATATCACTTAATCCTACATTGTCGACAACAAAAAGATCATTAAATTTTCCATGAATAAGATTATCAATGACCTGATTGGCTTCTCCATTTGCGACATAATAGGCTTGTCCATCAGGGGGCTGAACATATTCTTTTTCAAGAAGTCCTCTAAATGTCTTGCCTTTAAATGTAATTGAGTTTTTAGAAGTATCTACTTTTTTACCATCTAAGATTCCACCAAATTCACATTCTTGACAATAAAAAAGAGAACCTTTATCAAATTCTCTGTTCCATGATCCTATTGAGATAGACATTTGATAATCATTTGATGCGACGTCATACTTCCCAATCTCAAAATCAATTGATGAATTTTTTAATACACCCAGTTCTTCATATTTGTCATTTGTATATATGAATTTCATTAAAGCCACCTCGGTTCTGTTCTCTTATCAAGAATAATCAATTCGGCTTTAAAAGTTCCATCCCATCCTACAACATTTGAACCACTAGGTATTTTTGTAAAAAAGTCGCTTCTAGACATATCTCTATAATTAAAGAGATTTCTTTTTTCACCATAAACTGAAACACCAAAAATAGTATTATTAGTAGAATTTATTTCTAAATACTCACCAGCCATCAATGATGTGTTAACTTGATATAAAATATTGCCTACTTTTATATATGGATTCGCACATGGTCCATAAAATCTCATGATAAAATCAGCATCAGCTAATGAATCATTGACAGCTTGAACAGCACCCTTTTGATTGGAATATAAAAACGGATATCGATACGTATATTTCTTTATACCTGTCTGATTGCTTTTATCATCATACATAACCAAATTGTATTTCTTCTCTTTTATCCATTCCTGTTTGATACAGAAAATACCAAGTTCTACATTGGTCCTTGTATTAATATTAGCAATGCTAGTGTTTGATGAAACAATATAGCATTTAATATAATAATCTCCAAAGTACAAAGTTCCTGGTGTTTCATTAATACAATCAAGTTCAAATATGTCGCACATTTTATCCAATGTTTCTTTTCTTTCTTTTAGACTTCCTCTCAATGTTAAAGTAATTGTATAAGTATAATTACCTATACTTAAACTAACACTGTCATTTTCAATTGTAGTATTCCATTTTCTTTGATGAAGATAGCCACTTGTTGGAAGAATATTTGCATCTACAAAGTCAACACTATAATTTTGAGAATTTATATATCTTACTCTCATGAAAATACAACCCCCAAACTTTTCAACATACGAATGAAATCTCTATCACTAAAATCATTACCTGTATCACCTTTATCAGCAATTACCTTCAATAATTTAATAATGATTTCTAATAGATAATTTACATCATTATTTGAATTTGATTTATTTTGTTCAGTATCAAAGCCTTCACTTGCTAAATCCAATGTTTGTTTTGAAATACCGTTCATTGCATCATATACATCTTTAGCATTTGCTTCAATCCCAACTGCAATACCTTGAGGAAGATATTTACCAACTTCATCAGCCATGACTTTTGAAGGTGAATGAATTCCAAAGAAAGATTTCAATCCATTTAAAACAGCATCTCCAAATCCCTTGATTTTTCCTAAAATCCAATCTTTTACAGAATTAATACCATTCCATAGACCTTTAACAAGGTTAACACCAACATTTGTACTTTCAGAAAAGGAATGTTTAATACCATCAACAATTGCTTTTCCACATTCTTTTATCCAAGAGAGCATTCCCTTAATACCATCACCAACATTTTTAATAATATTTTTTCCTAAATTAAGCCATTGAAACGCCATAAACGCTGAAACGATAGCTTGGATTATTTGAGGAATATTAGCCACGATTGTTGGAATTGCACCAATCAATCCCTGTACTAATTGCCAAATCAATTCTGCACCTTTTTGTAAAATTGTAGGGAAATTATCATTAATGATGTTTGCAAATGTCGTTATGATATTAGGAACATATTCTACAAGTATTGGTATTGCTGAAATGATCCCATCTAACAATCGGCTTAATAAATCAAACCCCTTAGAAATCATCTCAGGTGCTTTTTGTGCAAGATTTGTTCCTATATCCTGTACAAACTGTAATATTTGAGGAAGTACAACAGGAACGTTTTGTACAAAGCCTGTTACCAAACTATTCAAAAGATCATAACCTTTTTGAAATAGAATAGGTGTTGCTGATATCAATGCAGTAGCAAATCCCTGAACAATGTTTAATGCCATTGGGACAGCATTATCAAAAAGAAATGTAGAAGCTGTAGTAATCAAATTGGATAAGGCACCTGTAACATCCCCTCCAATAGCAACATTTCCTAAAAAATCTTGTGCTGCAGCTTTCATTGAAGCAAATGAACCACTAAACGTAGTAGCTGCTTCTTTGGCGGTTGTTCCTGTAATGTCTAAGTTATCTTGTATAACTCCTATAGCTGTATAAACATCCGCTAGATTACTAATATCATACTTTTGACCACTCAACTTTTGAGCATCTTTAAGAAGTCGTTGCATTTCTTCTTTTGTTCCACCGTATCCAAGCTTCAAGTTATCAAGCATGGTATAGTTTTGCTTTGCAAAACCTTGATATGCATTTTGAATATCTTGTATATTGGTACCAAATTTATTGGAATTATCAGACATATCCTGCATAGCTCGGTTAGCTATGTCGGCCGCCTTACTTGTATCGCCTTTTAAACTTGAAATCAAAGACGCTGAAAATGAAGTAACATTTTCCATATAAGCATTTGCACTGACACCTGATGTTTTATAGGCTTCTTTTGCATAAGCTTTCATTTTATCAGCGTTTTCCTTATACAACGTTTCAATCCCACCTAAAGATTGTTCTAAAGCACCACCTTCAGTAAAAGCCTGAGATACAACTTTTCCAATTCCAGCAGCAACAATGATATTCTTTATTTTTGAAGCAATTGAATTTCCCGCTTTTTCTCCTGCTTCTTCAAGGTCTTTCCCCATGACCTGTTCAATCATGCCCTTCATTCCTTCAGCAGAGGGAACAATTTGAACATATGCTTTTGCTAAATTGGTTGCCATATTATCCTCCTTCCCTTATAATCTCTAATCTTGCTTTTTCATATTCTTCAACAGTTTGAAAACCATCATTGACAGTATTTTCTTCTCCATTGTTTAAAATAAGTGATACTATCGATTTAGGAGGATTGATGCCTTTTACACCATCTTCTGTTTTCATCCAAATCAATCTTGTCAATTCATCTGAAATCATTGATAAAAGCAATTCTCCAAAAGGAACCTTTTGATTGCTCAACTTCATTTTTATTCTTGAATTTTCCCTCAAACCAACTGAAAAAGTCGCAACCATATATGCTGGAAGCGACTTATAATCATATATTTGATAAGTTTCTGCTAAATCACAAATTAAAGCATCCTCATCTGTTTTTATCATGTTGGCGAGGATCACTAGTTTTTTACTGTTTTATTTGAATTAAAAATGTCCATGATGTTTTCTTGCATTTTGCTTGTAAGAACTCTACCTGTTTTTTTATCTCTGCAGAATTTTTTTAATCTTTCATATTGGGCATTTCCTAAAAGCTTTTTAGCAAAAGGAACAACACTTAAATATTCATCATTGTTCATTTCACTTAAAATTTCAATAAGTTCCCAATCATCACCTACTGCATCATCTACAGAATAATGAAATCCTTGTTTTGTAATACCAGTTATCTTCATCTAGATTACTCTCCTTCTTTTTTCTTGATCATATAATCATAATGGGATGTTTCTGTTTCATCAGGAACTCCTGAAAAAGTTATTTCATAACCAATAGCATCACTATCAGAATATTTAATTTCACCAATTTCAGTAATCCCAGCACATGGAATAACAAGCCTTTTTAAAATTTTCCCTTTTAGAATCATATCAATGACCCATGAAAACTGTTCAGGTTCCTCATTTTTAGCTTTGATTGTTAATCCAGTATCTAAATCTCCAGTAACATTGCTGGATCCATAAACTGTCTTCAATACATTTACGTTCAATGATTCAATCAACTTTAATTTAAATGTATCCTCTTTTCCAGAAAATAAATTTAAAACAACAGCTCCACCCCATGCTTTTTGAGTATCTGTTTCAGGTGAGTTATTGTTTGAAACTCCATCATCTGAACAATATCCTAATGAATTGAATTTAGTATCCAATTCACTTTTTGCATCTTCTGGTAGTTTTGTACCTAAGGGTGCAACAAATACTGAACCACCTATTTTAGGTTTAGCTGCACTTACATTTTTTGCGTCCATCTGTATCTACTCCTTTCTAAAAATATCCAATATCAAACAAAGCCTGATATCGATATTTCTTTATTGTTGTATCTGTATAATCATAATCACTATTGAGATGTAATGATGTGATCTCATCCAACTCAATTAAGTCATACATGACATCTTTTACTTTTTCGTTGAGTAAAGATGCTTTATATTTTGAAGACGAATACGATTGAATAAAAAAAGTGGCCGTGTTTGTAAAATCAAATCTACTACTGCCACTTTTACCAATGAGTACATATTCAACTTCATTAATATTTTCAAATGTCACAGGAACATTCAATTTGTTTTTAAGATAATTAAAAACAATTTCTTCAATCATTTTCATCACCTCAAACTTTTTATTAATGTATTGTTTTTGTAGTTATCTTTTATTGTTTCTATTGTATCTGCTCTAACAGATGCATTTACACGATTAGTTCCAACATGAGAAGATATCTCATACCCTTCACCACCAGCAGCTGTTTTGGTTGCTTCTGCATGTTCTAGGCAAATATCCATCATTTCTTGAGATCTAAGTAATTCCCTTACACCTTTTTTATCAAGTACTATTTTAGCCATATCTTTCTACCATTACTTTCTTATTCCAATCTAAAGGAATATTTTCATCTATTCCTTCAATTGCAAAACCCAATACATGCCACTTTCTTCCTAAAAAAACAACATTGTTATCTTCCCAAGAATTTTGGTCACCTTTAGGAATGGCAAGTGTATAAACTGCTTTTTTACCGGTTAAATTTTGTGAAGTAATAATATCATTGGCTGATGATGGTGAAACAAGAACATTTTCAACTATGATTTCTCGCTCTCGATAAATAGCTTGTCCAAAAGGATCTTCATCAACCTTTATTTTTTGTAATAAAACAACAGGAATACCTTTAATCATTGCCATAAATATTAATTACACCTATTCTTTGTCTACGCAAACCTAGTCTGGCAAGCTCACTTTTTTTAATGAACAATCCTCCTCCAGGTACCAAAAAAGTACCTGATACAGAGTATCCAAGAGCTGATTGTGACATCTGTTCCATAGGTTCGCTGTTGGTTGAGGTCATCAAGTTACGAGCAATAATATCAACACATACACTTTTAACTACATTTTCATATACATCTCCATTTTCTATCATTTGGTCAAGATTTTTCCCAACTTTTTTTGCTTCTTGTCTCAAACAATCTGAAACAACAGTTAATAAAAATGTTGCCTTTTTTGTTTCAGCTACTGTTAAATCTCTAAACAGCAAAGTAACATCATCTATTGTTACAAATGGTATCATTACTCATCAGCTCCACCATCTTTAGGTGGCACATCTTTATTAGCATTCTTTTTAGGTTCTTTTTTCTTTTTTTCTTCAATTTCCCAATCACCACCACTAATAATCAAATCAGTAGTGATGGTTGCACCTGTTTTTTTATTCCTATATGTTGCCATTATTCTTTTACCACCCTTGTAAATGAATTAGCATCTAGGATTCCCCATCCCATAAAGACTTCCGCACGAATATACACTTGATTATATCCTTGTAAGTCTCTTCCTGAATTGTCAGGATCACCAAATTCAATAATTTTTAATGGAATATCTTTTGAATATCCCCATTTGAACATATTAGCGAAGTCACCTACAATTGCTTGGTCTTTTGTTTCTGAACCAAATGATACTGTATTATTTGTATCTAATGCTTGAGAACCTAATGTTGATGGTTTACCACCAAAACGGAATTCAGGATACAATGGATCTCCTGTCGTAGATTTCTTTTTTGATAGATCACTACGTACTGCAGAGTTGATTACAATACCTGTTACTTCACGATCGGCATCCTCAACTGTTGCAATTGCTGTATCTAAGCAATCATCAGGATTATCATTTGTATAAGTAACGGTTTGTGTAACTTTACTATCAAAGTTATTTTCTCCTACTACTGCAGATTTTTCGCCAGTTCTAGGATTTAAACCATGGAATCCAGCGATATCTAAACCTCTAGCAACTTTTTTAGCAAATCCTTCATTAAATTCTTTTAAAATATCTAATTGTTCTTCTTCACTGGCAAACATAAATTCATTAGAAACACGAGCACCATATTCAAATTTGATTGGAACAATAATTACTGGATCCACTGAAGCTCCGCCTTCACTTTTCTTACCATTTTCAGCAACGATATCTACTTCATTATCCATAGAAAAAGTAAATTCTTTTGAACCATTAAATGGAATTGGTGTTTGCGCTGATAAAACAGCTAAACTTGATTTTCCCTTTACTTTGTTGATTAGATCCTTTGTTAATACAGGATCAAATAAATTTCCTTTGCTTAATACTGCCATTATCTTAATCTCCTTGTCTTAAATTTTTTAATAATTTTTTTAAAGCAACATTTTTTGCTTGTTCTTCATTAGCAACTGTTTGTTCACCCGTTGCTAAAGGTGGTTCTTTTTGAAAAAAGCCAGCAAATGATTCAGCATCTTTACGAATTTCTTCCTCATTTGAACCTTTCAAACGTGAAGCAATATATGAAGGCAATCCCATTTCATTTGCAATTCTCGTTTTTACTGAGTCGGACTCATATTTTGCAATTTTCCCTTCATATTCTTTTTTCATGGTTGCTAGGTCATCTGGTGAAGTATAACCTTCATATTTTTTACTGATTTCTTTTTCATAATCGGCTTTTAATTCTACTAATTTGTCAGGACTTACAAATCCTTCATATTTTTTGTTTTCTCTAGCCAATCTTTCTTTGATAGCTGTATCAAATTCTTCTTGTGTTTTAATTTCTTTAAATTCACTCATTTGTATTTCTCCTATTTACCGTTAGTAACGTAATTTGCATAAAAAAAACGAACTTTCGTTCGCTTAACAACTTATTTTTTGTTTTTTCTTAACCCCTTTGTATGTTGCACATGCCCAATGGGCTAAGATTACACTATCAAGCAATGCTATTTCATGTTCTTCCATCATTGCTTTAAATCCAAAACCGCCATTTGTACCAATTGCCCTTCTTTTACAGTTGGTTACAATTTGTTTTAAAGATGGCTGGTCATTATGACATATGTTTTTTGAAGATGTAACTGCCTGTTCAAACATATTGTTTGCTACAACCACATCCGATACCTTAGGAAGTACAGGTTTCAGCTTTATTCCATAGTCCTTGATTTCATCACTCAATATCTGTTGAGAGCCACTTCCATCAATAACAACTTTTTCTATGTCCGCTTCTTTTAGAAATGAAATGATCCATGTATTGCCATTTCTAACACTTTGACAATCAATCGATTCAACAAAAATCTTTTCATCTACCTTTGTAGCAATCGACATTGCAACATGTTTTCCATCCACTCCATACTTGATACCCACAAAAAGCTTATTTTGAAAATTGGGAACTGTTACAACTTTGAGATTTTCCCATTCCTTTTTCGAAAATTCACTGCCTTGTGAATATGATAGCCAATGTCCTAACCTTTGAATATTGAAATCAACATCATCTGATGTAATTTCATTTTCAATTACACGTTCTGTCAATCCTTGTCCTAAGGACGGGTTAGTTTCATACCAGATATCTCTATCATACGGATCATGCATATGCTCAATGGACCATTCGGCCCAGCCTGTATTCTCGCTTTTCCCTTCTAGAACCTTATCTCTCATTTTTTGAAATACTGTACCATGAGAAATTGCAGTTGGTGGTGTTCCTAACATAATGGTTTGAGGATTGGAACTTGCTGAAATAACATACTTTAGCGCACTTTCTTGATCAATCGTGTATTCCTGTGCTTCATCAATAACCAGCACGTCATATCCTTCACCCAAACCACCGGTATTAGAACGAGTTCTAAAATTAACAAGGTGATCTAATTTATAGGCTTTTCCTTTTTCATTCAATAAACGTATATTTTCTGAACCTTTTGCCTTAACTGACGTATATTCTATTTCAGCCTGGTCGAGCAATGCACATATTGTTTCAAATACTGAATGTGCTGTAGAAATCATATGAGCCGTATAGAGTATCTTTTCACCATGAGTTATGCCCCACATGATCCTCATAATAACATCTTCAGTTTTCCCATTTCTTCGAGGTAAGCTATAACAAAAACGGGAATGAACCCACATCCCCTCTTTATCAATTGCTAAAATGTCATAAATCAATAGTTCCTGCCACTCTCTAGCAGTTCTGCCGGTTTTGTTGTAAATTTCTACCGCTTCCTTCCCTTTTGTTTCAATATAAGGAAGCACTAACGAAGTTGTAGGAGTTTGTCTTCCAATTCTTTTTTTAGACATTCCTTTTACCTCCTACTTCATATTCGCTTTTTTTGGTGGTGGTCGATACTCTTCACTGACTGAATAACAATAGTTACAGTTAGGTATATAGCACTCAAAAGTGATTTTTTTCATTTTTTGATGCTTTTTCTTATCGTAATATGGTTGAATATCACTTACAAAGCATACATGTCTATGCGGTCTTAATCCTTGTGCCATAAACTTCCTCCTTTCTTTAAAATTAAATAAAACGAAAAGCAAGTCTTTTAAACTTGCTCATTAAATATATTCAGTTTCTTTAAATATTTTTTGAAGTTTGGGTGCTTGCATTGCTAACCAATCAACCATTTCTTCATTGTGCCACTCACAATTTTCATGAAGTCCCGATTCACATAAAAAAGCATGGATTAATTCATGCCTTATTACCTGTTTTCTATATTTAGCCACATCTTCAATTTCAATTTCTTCGTTTTGAAAATCTGTAATGACTATCTTTTTTGAAGTGTAATCAGTATATCCAAAACTGTTTTGTAATAATGGATCATTATTACAATTATCTTCAATAATTCTATATCCGGTTCCCAAAACTGAAACTTTTTTTAAAATTTTCATCCTTCCACCTCACAAATTGATATAATAATTAAAAGCATAAAATTAAGTAAGAAAGGCGGTGATATCATGGCAACAAAAGGAAAATGTACTGAAAAACCACCTCGTAGAGGTCCAATGACTGTAAAAGTAAGTTCCTATACGAGAAAAGATGGAACAAAAGTTGATAGTCATAAAAGACACACACCTAAATAATTTCTTTATAAGAGCGGTTCTACCGTTCTTTTTTGTAAAATAAAAACCGACTACTGTCGGTTAACTATTCATATATAAATAATATTTGTCTTTGATATTTTTTGGTGCATCTTCTTTTAATTTGATGTCACCTGTCTTTTTATCAACATAGCACCAAGGAGCAACTTCTTCTTCAAATATTTTAATAAGTTCTTTTTGCCTTTTTGTGGGATTAACCATCATAATCAAGCACCTCCATAACTAATCTGTCTAAAAATTCATCAGAAACACTGTTTTGCTTATTCAAGACAATACAATCTGCTATCAATTCATTCAATGATTTTGTATTTTTAAATGCTTCTTGTGCATTTTGACTTACGTTTTTTCTTATATACATTATATCATTTGTTTCCTGATTAAGCACATAATTTCTTAGTTTTTCTTCTAAATCATTTTTGGCTTGTAATTCACTTATATTGTTTGCTTGTTGATATTTTCTTACAACTTCCCAATGTTTTTTATGACCACCTAGTTCATGATTTAATACATCATCTAAATTTTTAGATGGAAAATATGAGGTATCAACAATTTGTGAAAACTTATTACTTATCAGTTCTTCACATATAAATAAATCATTATTTATATGATCATAACAGGCAATACCCTGTAATGCATTTTTTTGAACCACCACGATATTGTTTATTTTTCCATATCGATATTCTTGATTTATTTTAGTATTTAAGTATTCACACATTCTTTTTGAATTTTGCGAATATGTTTGACAATAGATATTAGAATATTTGTCATTTTTATACGTAACAAAAGAAATCTCTTTTTTTCCTAATTTCATATTGAAGGGTTTCTTTGCACCCATAAAATTTGAATTTTTCCTAATATTTTCTCTATAATCAATTCTTTTACTCCAAACATCCTGTACTTTCTTACTGCCATCTCCAGGATCATAAACTACTGTGCAGTCGCAATTCGCATGTCTTCTAAAAACATTATTACCTGTATTGCTAACTTTACTGTAATCATAAACACCTGCCATTGACTGACACCATTTACATGTTTTCCCAACTGTTGTTCTAATGATTTTAGGTCTTAACCCTGCATTGTAATGAAAATCAGCGTTTTTTCTTACTGAATCATCTACAACCGACTTTGCATTGGTTTCTAATGAATCAAGAAAACTTTTTTCACGTTGGGAGTACTTATCAGCATTTGAAATATAATCAATGATACTTGCTGTTTTTTCTTTGTTATATTCAGGAACAATTGCTTTTAATCCTAAATCAGCTTTTTTATTCAAAATATTTTGTGTAGCCTCACATTGTTTGGATACCAAATCATAATTTTGTTTGATCATTGGTTCAAGTAATCTTTGAGCAATGTTGTAATACATTTTTCCATCAGGGAGCATTTCCTCACTGATATTTTCTTGTATTACTTTTTTTAAAGAAACTCCTAATTCTTTTGCAAAAGAAAGAGAATCGGTATAATCTACCGCCCCCTGCTTTTGTCTTATTAAAATTGATTTTATTTTTTCATTAGCTTTTATTTCTTCATCAAACTGTTTTTGAATTTCTTCTAATAAAGAAGGAACGATATCATTATTCATCTATTTCTTCCTTAAACATATCATCTATATTTGAAGTTGATGAAGATGCACTATAATCGATTCCAGTAAGTTCTTTTAGATTGTCCTTATCAAAATATCCTGGTACAGCCTGATTGATTTTAATTGCTCCATCTCCAATAACTGAAAGAGCTGAAGCATCCGGTTCAAAAATCGGTGCCCATTTGATTTTTGTTAAATAAATTTGATCTCTTGAATATGTATAACCATCTCTCAAACATGCTGCTAAAAATCCAGCATTGATAAAACCTGTAGCAAAGGTTTTTTGAGCTTTTCTTGCTTTCAACCTTAAATTTTCATGTTGTGCCTTGATTGCTTCAACACTTGATGGATTTTCAGTAGAAAAACCTAGATCATCTAATGTCAACCCTGTTTCACCAGCGAAAAGACTGGCCAACATTTTTAGTTGTTCAACATAGGGCGCCATTGATTGTTGGGCAAATTGGCCTACAGTAGGCTTGTCCCCGTCTTCATCCTTTGAGATTTGCATCAATGATGAAATAGTTGCCTTCCATTTATCCATTTCAGCTCCTGGTTCAAGTCCTAAAACATATTTTTGTGGGAATGAATAGAACTCAGCAGATACTTCACTTCTTTTTAGAGTTCTCATAGCTGCTTGCTGAATAGAAATACATGCTCTTGAAATAACTGAATGTCCAAATGGCCTTTTAGCATCAGGTCTATTAATAATTGGAACCAGCAGTGGATACGGAGCTTTATTTTTGATTTTATAAGGTTTTTCACCTCTTTCATAAAAATATGTAACTCCTTGAATAAAATATGCTTCAATAATAGGATTCCCTAGAACATCTTCCTCTAATATGGCATATCCTTCAACCAACATATTTGTAATAGGATCAATAATCCCTGTTGCATGTCTTCCATCAATTACCTGTAAGCGAGGCATTTCTCCAACCTTTTGAGAAATATAAATAAAAGAACATGATGTAATCAATGATGAAATAATTGCACTGTCAAACAACACATCAGGATTATTCATGTCGTATATCTCTTGCATATTGAAATTATCATTAGAAAATTCAACAAAGGAAATTCTATCAGCAATAGAGTCAACAGCCTTTGAACACCATCCTAAACATTCTTTTAACCATCTAAATTCAGGCGGTATTACACTTGAAATATCAACCATTTGATTTTTCATTTCATAATAATCGTATCTTGTTTCGCATCTTTCTTTCCTACTAGCAAGTTTTCTTCTTAAATATCCCATTCCTTTGTATTTCATATATCTTCTATTCCTTTCATAATTTCGTTTTGAGAGCCGTTTTCATAATCCGTGAGAAAATATTCACAGTACGGCATGAAGTCCGGAGAACGCATTTTTAGGGGTGGTATGCCCCCACCCTAAAAAAACGATTATTTTTTGCTTCGATACGTAGTCCAATCAATTATTTGTGGCAGTATTCTGTTTGATATGACTTTTTCGGTTTTTATTGCGTTATTAGCAAAGATTTTGTCACTCTTTTGTCTATTGCATGTCATATGAGCCAATTGTAGGTTATCTAAATCACTTGGATGTCCACCTTTTGCTACTGGTATGATGTGATCAATACATGGTGACAATGGATGTGGATATTTATAGCTGAAATCTACTGGCTTTCCACAAATCCCACATATAGTTTGAGTAGCATATATTCTTTTCTTGTTGTTTTCAAATTGCTTTCTATGTGCTCCATCTCTATCCAATCTTTTAACTGCCATAAGTTATACCTCCATTTTTAAACAAAACAAAAAGCTCCTGAAACAAGAGCTTTTCATAATACTTCAATTGACAACAAATCAATCGTAAATGAATTCAAGACAAAGCGTTGACATTGTGGATGTCATCTTTTTGAAAACTTCACAATAACATAATAGCACCAAATAAAGGGGGAATCTTCCACATAGAAGCACTTTTTTAATCTTTTTTTAGTAAATTCAGTAAGATGTTGTCGGCTTTTCGGTAAAGACTCTTATTGTTAACGATATTATAACGTTGTAAGCATTGTGTTTTTGAAAGATTATAATAGAAGTCCTCTATGAATTTTCTATCAAGTGCATCCATCTTGTTAAGATAATACTCAACAGTAGCAATACGTACATCCCAATGTTTTAGATCTTCTAAGTAATCTTTTTCATTTGACTGAATATAATCAACAATTGATTTTTTCAATTGATCCTTTTTATCAATCAAGTAGTTATACTTGTCAGCACTATCTTGAACAAAACCACCTAATCCATCACCTTTACCAGGAGACTTAATAAGTTCCAATTTTTCTTCAACCTCTAAAAGTTTATTTCTAAGTGTTTTAAGAGGTGCTTCATAATCGTTGATTAATTTGTCACGTTCTTTGATTAGACTCTTATACGTACGAATTTCATTTCGAATAATTGGTAATGTGTGTATTGTTAAATGCATTTGTTATCCTCCTTGTGTTTTTAGTTCTTTTAATCATGCTAAAGATGTTCGTTATACTCAGCCATTCCATGTATTTCTTAAAAGTACAATATTTTTTTCTGTTTTGCAGAATTTTTTACACTAAACATAACTTAATAAATTACTTATAACCCCTAAAAGTGTTAAATTTTTTATATTCTTGAAACTCCATGCTTTCTATTGATTTATCAACACTTTTGTGGATTGTTACTCTTAAAAATTTAACCTTGGACATTGAATATCGTAAAACACACTATTTTTTACACTTTTTCAATGTGATTACTTTGCTTGTCTCTTTATGAATTATCACTAAAGAATCTATCGTATTTTTTAGAAACCAATAATCTTTAGGATTCAATCCATTAGCAGTAATCAACTTCTTCATTGCTAAATTAATTCTTTTTGGATGTTTCATTTGTTACCTCTTTTTTTAAACGCGGATAGTAATCGTCGCTTCATCGAACTCATTCATTGAATCTAATGAAACTGATTTTATTTCTCGATCCAATAGATTTCCATCTAGATTGTTTAGATTGTTTTTTTCTGCTTCTGATACAACTATTGTTGCTTTTCCTGCTCTTTGAATTAAATATTTTTCAACAGGATGTTTTTCTCTTTTAAAATATTCTCTAATTGTCATTTTCTAATTTCTCCTTTCTTCCAATCTTCATAGATGCCTAATTTCTTATATTTTTTCTTGATTTTTCTTGGAAGCCTTATTTTTTTACTTTTTCCAATAATTTTTATTACAATTTTGACAGTTTGATTGATTATACGTATCACTTCATCAAAAAAAGCTCTAATAGGATTAGCAATTACTTCACATAACTTATCAAATGCATCTCTCATTTGAATTGCAGCATCTTCTAATGTCATTTATTCTCACTTCCTCTTTCTTTTTTCTTTCAACTCATTTTGCTTCTTGTAAGTAGATTCTAATGTTTGAGCAATTAATATTCCTTCTTTTGTAAGTTTAGGATCATCATAAATCAGCTTCTTATTACACATGATCAGTCTTTGTGCTTTTGTAATCAAAGCAAGATTGTCAAGTGTTACATTTTCCTTGTTTCCATCTAAAAATAATAGTGATTTATCTTCTGGAATAGGTCCATATTCCTTTTCCCATAACAAAATATGTTTTGGTTTCCAATTGATCAAGTGAGAATATTTGACACCTCTTTTATCAGATACCTTGACATAAATATATCCATCCGACCTTTTTCTTTCAGCACCAACAGGTACCCAGTTTTTAGGAGTATGTCCTTTTTGAAATTCGGTTTCAACCGAAAGATGTTCTCCTTTTTGGATTGGATTTGCTGGTCTAGATCCTTTTTCAAATCTTCCTGTAAGCCCTGAAATTAAATGAAGATTTCTTTTTTGTGCCTTTATTTGCTGACATGAAAAAGAAGTATTGAATTTTTCATTCATCAGTCTTGTACACTCTCTATTGCTGATGCCTTGATAAATCTTTTTCAGATATTCGACCTGTTCATCATTCAAAAGCTTTTTGTGTTTAATTCTAGAATAATCTATTTTAGAAATCCCAGATATAATTTTATGATTATCCTTGTAGCTTTTTATAGTTTTAGCACTCAAATTCGTTCCAAACTTTTTATTGAACATATCCGCTATTTCAGAATTCAATCGACCAGGAGCTATTTCAATGATGTAATCACGCATTTCCTGCGTATATCTCATACTCATTTTTTACTTTCAATGCCTAACATTTTGGGAAGCACAGGAGTTTCCCGATTGTAATCAGCTTGAAATTGGGCAGCTTCAATATGGACTCTAGCGTTATCGACAATTTGTGCACTAATATCTGCCATTGCTCTACTTCTTTTTATTTCGGCCTGAAGTTCTTCGTCCGTAAGATCATCATCGTTCAGTCTTTCTAATTGTTCCATCAAGATATTGTGCATATCCGTTAGTTTATTTCTTGGCATTGTTCCACCTCACTTCTATTTTGTAGCAGCAATGTATACTCTGCTTCTTTCTTTTTCTGCATCATCGTTTTCCCAACAGACATATCTAAGTGTTGTTGCTGGTTCATCATGATTGTACATTTTCATGAGAGTAATAACATTACCACCATTTTTAATATAAAAATATCCAAACGTTTTTCTAAGGGAATGCATTCCAAAAGTAGAAACAACACCGACTTCATCTGCATTTTTCTTCATGATTTTGTAGCCCATTTCACGTGTCAAAGGCAAAACATAAGAAATACCTGATTGTTTTTTCTTTTGACCTTTGAAAAGATAATCATGATCAGCAAGATGATTTCTTTCAATGTAATCCAAAACATCTTTATGAAGCCTTTTATCCATACGATAATGTTGCATTTTGCCTGTTTTAAGCTCTTTGATATGAACATAGCCCTTTTTTACATCAATAACTCTTAACTGTAAAAGATCATTTGCTCTAAAAGCAGTATTGAAGCCTAATAAAGCAATCATATAATTACGATCAGCTTGATATCTTTTTACATCAGTTGTTGCAAGGTCTCTTTTTAAAAGAAGATTATTCATAAAAGAATTCAATAATCTCTTATCTTTGATTGGCAATGTTTCTTTTTGACCTTTGAACGTTTTTACTCTTCTTTTCGCCATGTCCATTCTCCTCACATTTGAATATTTTTACATTTTTATTACTTTATAAATTTTTTACTTTCATTTCTTTGATTTTTAAATGACAATTGTCCAACAATTCGTCTACTCCTAAATTTTCTTTTTTAGAAACATACACAAGCAAAGAAATTGCTGATAAAAGAATAAACTCATTGTTACAATCCTTTGTCCCACCAATTCTAATTTTTTCTTGGGGGCTTTCCTGCACAACCTGAACAATCATATGCTCTTTTCCTCCTAATCGTACTTTTCAAGCATAGAAAGTGCTTCATCATCAATCGGTATTTTTTCAACCGGTTCTACATAGTTGCTTTCTTTTTGAAAATCCTGATAAATATTCTTTTCAAATGCGCTTTTAAAATAATTCATCCGATTTTTTAAATGTTTAGTTTTCATTTTTTTCAAAATATACTCACACTTGCAATTGATATCAATACCATTAAAAGATTGTTGATACGTATTTACAAGGTCATCAACAAAACTCACTTCATCTTCTAATATTAAATCTTTTTTTAAAAGACATTCAGTAATGTAGTTTAAACGAGTAGCCTGCTCCTCAGTTTTATCTTTCTCTTTTATCTTTTTATCTTTTATCAATGTATCTGTATCAGATACAGATACTGATACAGATACATAGGGGTTAGGGTTAGGTTCTTTTAGGTTACGGCTAGGTTCTTTTAGGTTTTGTTTAGGTTTTTCTAGGTTATGTCTAGGTTCTTCTAGGTTTTCTTTTATTTCTTGAACAACCTCTTTGTCTTTCTTAGGTCGACCACCCTTTTTTCCATTTTCAACACTTGCAACATAACGTTTATTTGCATTATCAATTGTAGGAATCATAGCCGTTAAAAGTGCCTTTGTTATTGGTGATAGATCATCCCTCATTTCACCTGTCAAACCATACTCGGCAAGTGCCTTATAAACCTCAAGCTGCATTGATTCATCAAGTGCGTTGATTGAATCATAAAAGCTTTTATAAAATATAAACCCGTCTTTTTTTTGAATGTTTCCCATATAAAATAACTCCTTTTTTAGGAGCTATTCTATAGCCCCTTGAAACTTATTATTTGCATTTACTACTTTTCTTTTTTCTTGCAGCCTTGAACCAACAACAATTGGTGGAAGTTCTGGAGCAACTTCACCATCAAGATTGATTTGCCCTTGAACAACACCACCTAATTCTGAAAGTTTTGAACCTAAGAACTCACCTGTCGCAGGTTCGAATTCTCTCGTATTTACTAATGTAATAGGTTCGTTTAATTTAGGTGAAAGTTTTGGTGTAACCTTATACCCTACTGTCAATTCATTTCTTTTTTTGTTTGGTGTGATTCTAATGCTTACCTTAATTTCTCTCGCCTTTAAATCCGTGCTTTCATCATTGATATTGAACATCACTTGCTCTAATGCGTTATCGATTTGTCGGATGATATTTCCACCCTCAATATCCAATATAGATCTATTTCTATTCATACTGATCACCTATCTATAAAGCAAGAATTACATCTTTTCTTTCAATTTCTTTATCAAGAGCAAATTTAAAGTAATCTTTTAATTCATCTTGAACTTTTCTTTCAAAGATTCCTTCATCACATACCATTAGAGCTACCTCTCCATCATGATCCACTCTTAAATTAAACTTTCTTCTGATTTGATTAAGCTCTGGATAAGTTCCAATAGGCGTTAACGCAACAATCGGATTGATTGTAACAGCTTCGTTTGTATTAACTCCTTCTGTCACTTTCAATTGTGCTCCAATTCCATTATCAACTGCCTCAACTTTGCTCACTTTATATAGTTTAGATATGCTTTGAATAAAATTATCAGTGTTTTTGTCTTGTACAAAACAAGTATTAACGTTAATGATCATTTGTTCAGCAGGAATGAATCTGTTCAAAATAGCCTTTGGAATAATTGGGTTTGCTTCAAAAATTAATTGTCTTCCATATGTATTATCTATAGAAGTGTATACTTTGATATTATTTCCTTCGGCAGTTATAATTACTGGCAAATGAACATTAATTGCTGTACTATCATTTTCAATGAAGTTTTTGATCATTTCATTAAGCGCTGTAAGACTTTTAACTTCAACAGGATTAATTCTTGGCACTGTGAAACGAGTAAGATTTTCTCCTTGATGAATATATCTTTCGCCAAAAATATCGCATTCTTCTACACGACAGTTTTCTTGGGCATTTGTTAATTCTTGAATTTTTTCTATTGCTTTTGCTAACATTTTTCTTCCTCTTTTCATTTAATATTTTTACTGCTATAATTTGCTTGGAACTGAATTTAGAAGACGACATTTATTTGTTGTCTTCTTTTTATTAACTTATCTTATCTATATAAATCACTCCTTTATGAAAAATAAGGCACTGTTGAGTAAAAAACGCTAGAAATACTTTTTTATGTCACTTGTTCTTCTTTAAATGTTTGTGTTTTTTTATTCAAATAATGTTACAGGGAAGTATCACATGAATAAAAACGGTGCCTAGAGGCTTATTATTACCTCTTAGCAAACACAAAGGGATGGTGATTTTAAATATACATACAACGTTTATAGAGGAATCCTTTGTATTTGCTAACAAGCAATAATGCTTGTTATTAATAAAATTGTGACAAAATAGATTTAAGCTCTTCATGTGCCTCTTTTGGAAGTTCTCCAGGCATGTTTTCTATAATAAAATCATGAATTTCTTCCATTGAACATCCTCTTGAATACATGTCACTTGCTTTTGTAGCAAGATCCACAGAAGATACAAACTCTGCTTTTCTTCTTAGTTTTTTTAGTTCTTCTTGAACTAGTTGAACAGCTGAATCACCAAATTCCATAATATCCTTTACAGATATTTTTAGACTTTCAGCAGCTCTTGCTAGTTCATCTTCAACAAAGTACGCATTAATTCCAAGACTGTTCTTTGTTATGATAATTTTCATTCCAAAAGTTTCATGTGATAAATCAACATTTTCTTTCATTACACCAGCTTGACTGCATGAAAAAGAATAAGAATCTTCTTTTTCATCATATATTCCGTTTTCTTTAACAAATTCTTCCATACTTTTTTTATTCATAATTATTTCTCCTAATATATACTTCTACGTTGTATTTTTTAATCGTTGGGTTTTCAACAAAAATATCTATTCTATTGCCTTTGATTGCACCACCGCAATCTTCCGCAAGATATTCATTTCCATTGATTTTTATAATCGAACCATATGGAATGATTTCAGGATCAACAGCAATCGTCTTACCTTCTTGAGCGATTACACCTGTTGATGTCAAACTTCCATACTTGTCCTCACCTGGCCAGTAATATGTAATTGTAAACTGACCTAGTGCTTTTCATTTTGATAATTCATCTACTTGTTTTTGAAGTTGGTCTTTTTCAACCACCATACATTCATACATTGCTTTGTACTTTGTATATTCTTGAAGCTGACCTTGCATATCATTGAGTTCATCCTTGTACAATTCAATTTGTTTACTTTGTTCTCCATACTTTGCTTCTACTGATTTAGCTTGAGCATAACCAGTTCCTGCAAAGATTAAACTTGCTACACAAGCACCAAACAATGTAACCTGTGCTTTTTGTGTTAATTTCATATTTGCAATTCCTCCCGAATTTGTTTATAATTTATGTGCTATGTTGTGTGTCCTTTTTTAAGGGCACTTTTTTCATTTAAAGAATTAAGTAATGCAATGATTAATTGCTCACTAGGACTTTTACTGAACTTATTCATATAATCCTCAAATGCTTTTCTTGGAATGTGTACGTTTCTTCTAGTACCAGATATTGCAACACTTCCAGGAAAACATCCTTGTTGAATTGCATTGATTATGAACTCTCTACTCTTGTGAGTAATCTTCATGACTTCTTCAACTGAAATGTTATTTTCATCCATGATTTATCCCTCCTTTCATAAAGCTCTAACCAAAATTGCTAAACAATTCCCAACAAAACAAGAAACTGTAATAACTGCTGCTATACCTTTAGATGTCATAACTTACCCCTCCTTTTTGCTTTGCTAATAGTTCTTGCTAATTCCCGCCATGATTTTTCATACCAATCACGACTTTCTTTTAAAACCACACAAGTGATAATCAGTACAACATTAAGCAAAATTGAAATATATAAAATCCATTCCATAACTACTTATCCTTTCTAATTAAAAACTTCATCAAATACTTGTTTACGCAATTTGTCATATTCGTCTTTTGAAATAAGTTTTAATTCATAGGCAGTAGCAAGAACACCACATAAATACATGTATTGGTTATTTACAGCGCCATAGCATGTATCAAGATTCGATTGTTTTTCTTGACATTCTTCAATTAAACAATCTTCAAATTCTTTTCTTGCTTCATTTCTTTTTTGGATTTGTTCATCAAGGAAATCCTTTTCAAATTTAATTTTCTTTTTGATAACTTCAACTTGTTCTACTTTAGTCATAACTTTTTTCTCCTTCCTACTACTGACCATCAAGGAACCAACCTCTATTACAAAATGAAAACTTCACATATTGTATTAAAAAGAAATTTGTTATTAATTTGGTGTTTCTATGATCATCAACTTTAGTAATCTAATAAAATAGGCTTTGCTAGAGATTGATTCCTGGATGATCAGTAATTTATTTAATTTTTTTCGACATCCTTCATCTCTTTCTTTATAATTAAGTTATCGGTACGGCAATATCGAAATTTATTTAAAAAGCGAGGTGAAATATATGGCAAATGATTTTTTATGTCCTTACTGTAACCATAGTGCTGAGATTAATGATTCAACATGTTACTTAATACATCCCTCTTTTGGAAGCGTCATACAATATGCTCAGCCTAAAGATAGCGAAATAACACTAATCATGTTTAAATGTCCACATTGTCATGAATACACCATTTGTGCACAAGGAACTGGTTCTAAAGTGAAAACAAATTTAGTTAATATAAAACCTAATACTTTAGCAAAACAGTTTCCTGATTACATTCCAAAAGCTATCAGACAAGACTATGAAGAAGCTTACTCTATCGTCAATTTAAGTCCTAAAGCATCTGCAACCTTATCTAGACGCTGCTTACAAGGAATGATTAGAGATTTTTGGAAAATCAAACCATCAACACTATTTAAAGAAATTGGTGAGCTTGAACATAAAATTCCTGTAATGCAATGGAAAGTTCTTGATGGAATAAGAAAAGTTGGTAATATTGGTGCTCACATGGAAAAAGATATAAATGTAATAGTTGATATTGATCCAGGTGAAGCAGAAAAACTTCTTAAAGTAATTGAAAAACTTATGAACGATTGGTATGTAGAACGTCATGAAACCGAATTGCTTTACGGTGATATAATTGCAATATCTGATGAAAAAGCCAAAGCTAAGAAAGAGTAATTAAATTTGCTCTTTTTCTTTTCGAGGATCTTTATCAAATAGAAAATGATAGTTCCCCTCTCTATCTTTTTCGTAGTAAAGCTCTACAAGTCTACACACATCTTCTTTAGTTCCTTTGCCTCTTAAAACAGTTACAACTAACAATGTTCTTTCCTCAACATTGTCTACTCTTTCACATTTTTGTTCTTGCATTTCTCATCACCACCCTTTTTGATGTTTTCATTCAAGAAAGAAATACAAAAGTTGAATAAAGTATCCAAATAACAGTTGCATACCATTTATAGAACCAGTTATCAGGTTCTATTTTTTTCATTACTTTTAAACAAACCAAATATGCTATTGTAAAAACGATAAAATATATTACTCTCATCTAATTCTCTCTTTCTTTCACAGCAACAACTTCATCTGTTTTTATTTCACTTATAGGATTTTGAATGACACACTTATCATTAATTTTTCTCATTTAGCATTTCATTTATTTTTTTGAAACAATTCATACTTTCCGTTGAACAAATCACTCATTTTTATGTAATCAACATAATTTCCTTCTTGATCAACAAGCTCTAATTCAGGCATTCCTCTTTTTCTGCATTCATTACACATACAGATGTAATTTACTTTGTAGATTTGATTACCATCTTTTACGAATAAATCCATGCATGAACCCCCTCTTTTCTTACGTTTACGTAAGTTAATCGGTAAAAAAAATATAATTTACATCTTCTGGTGAAAGATTTAATAAATCAGTGATAATTCTAATCTCTTCCCTATAAAAATCGCTAAATCCTCTTTTTTTACGATAATAAGTAGCTTGATTAATAGATAATTTCTTAGCAACTTCTTCGTTTGTCAATCCAGCTTCTTTTGTTTTTGCTTCTAGGGCAATCCAATTCATTTACACCACCTCCTGTTTTATTTGACAACTAAAGATTATCACTTGCATTTACGTAAGTCAATACATTTTTGCAAGTTTTTGTTTTTAAATTATAATTACATTGCATAAACGCAAGAAAATGATATAATATTTCTTGAAAAGGAAGTGATAATAATGAATATTAATAAATTCATAAAAAATAGAAGACTTGAATTAGGATTAACAATGTTGGATGTAGCAAAAGCATGTGAAGTTAGTGAAGCTACTGTTTCAAGATGGGAAAGTGGAGATATAAGTAATATGAAACGAAGCCGTATAGCTTCTTTAGCAAAAGTTTTACAAATATCCCCTGCTATTATCGTAGGAGTTCAAGATGAATTCGAATATTCATCTTCAGGAATTGATTTTACTCGTGTTCCGTTGTACGAAGATGTGTGTTGTGGTAATGGTGGCTTTGTTGATGAAAATATAATTGACATGATACCAGTACCTAGTAAAGGATTAAATCCTCGCGCTGAATATTTTGCTCAATATGCCAAAGGCGAGAGTATGAAAGATGCTGGTATTAATGATGGAGATCTTCTTATTTTTGAAAGAACAGATAAAATTGATGATGGAGTTATTGGTTGCTTTTGTAATGAAGACAATGTTGCTACATGCAAAAAATACAAAGAGCTTAATGGAATAGTAATGTTGCAACCTATGAATATTGAATTTGAACCAATTATTATTGATCCATTGAAAGATAACTTCAGGTGTTTAGGTAGATTAAAGAAAGTTATAAAAGATTTTGATTGGGAGGATTAAACAATGGGATTATTCAATAAAAAAGAGTTGAAACGTATTGAAGAATTAGAAAAGGAAAATGCCGAATATCTTTCTAAAATTGAACAATTAGGCGGAAAAGAAATACTTGATATTCAAAACGAAATAAAAGAACTTCAAGGCAAAAAAGCAAATTCAGAAAAAGAACTTGCAGAAAAAGAGCAAGAATTGCAAAACATACAAAAAGATATCAACAACTTATTAGATACAATCAAAGTAAAAAAAGAAGTAATTAATCAATTAGATCTTGATTTAGATGTAATGGATTTTGGAATTTACAAACCAAAATACAATTGTATGAATTCAGAAGAATATGCAACCAAAATTAAAGAAAATAGAAATAGACAAAAAGAAATGATAAAAAATAAAACAGCCCTTAATTTTTTTGATAGCTGGAAATTAGATGGGAGTTTAGCAAAAGGACGTGCAATGAATAATGATAACATGAAAATGTACTTAAGAGCATTCAACAACGAATGTGATTCATTGATTTCAAAGGTCAAGTTTAATAACTTTGATAAAATTAAAGAACGTATAGAAAAATGTGCCAATGCTTTAAATAAACTGAATCAAAGAAATAGAATATCTGTTACTTGGAAGTATCTACAATTAAAAATAGATGAACTTCATTTGGTACATGAATATAATTGTAAAAAGCAAGAAGAAAAAGAAGCAATGAGGGCTGCAAGAGAAGAAGAACGTGAACAAGCTAAATTACAAAAAGAGATAGAAGAAGCAAGAAAATCTATCAATAAAGAGAAAAAACATTACGAAAATGCTAAAGAAAAATTAATCTTACAATTAGAAAAATGTTCAACCGATGAAGAAAAAAGTGATATACAATCAAAGATAAATGAAATAGATGAAAAATTAGCTGAAATAAACAAAAATTTAGAAGATATTGATTATAGAGAAGCTAACAAACGTGCTGGTTACGTATATGTTATTTCCAATATTGGTTCATTTGGTGAAGGAATATATAAAATAGGAATGACAAGAAGATTGGAACCGATGGACCGTGTTGATGAATTAGGTGATGCTTCAGTTCCTTTTAAATTTGATGTTCATGCCATGATTTTTAGTGATGATGCTCCAGCACTTGAAAATGCCTTACATAAAGCCTTTGATGATAGAAAAGTAAATATGATCAATGGTAGAAAAGAATTCTTCAAAGTTTCTTTAGAAGAAATAGAAAAAGTTGTAAAAGAAAATCATGAGAAATTAATAGAATTTAATGAAATTCCTGATGCTGAGCAATATAGAGAAACACTTAAAATAAAAGAATCATTAACAAAAGGAAAAAATATCGATGAATAAAAGAGAATTATTTAAATTTTTTTGTTATATGTTTCTAGCGGTATGTTTTATCGTATTAATAATATTGGGAATATGTTCATTCTTCTATTATCTAATACCTATTGATTTTCCAGGTACAGTTGGTGAATGGATAACAGCTTTATCCACTCTTGCTGGTGGGGCTCTTACTCTGGGCGGAGTTTGGTGGACCATAAAAAAACAAGAGGAACAAAGAGAAAAAGATTTAGCAATACAATATAGACCCTTTTTCCGCCCTATTGTTCCAATGAAAATCGATGGAAATTCATTTGAAGAAAATGCTTTTCCAAGCAATTCTACTGAACATAGCTTTGAAACAAATTATACAAAAGATATAATTGTTAAAATTAAAAATTCTGGACGAGGTGAAGCAATAATAAAAGACATTACAAATGACATTTCTATTTCTCAAACTGATAAAATTCGTGTACGAGTTAACAATGACTTGAACGATTGTATATTTCCAAAACAATACTTTAAATTAGAATTAAATATAACTATATATGATTACAAATGTCTTAAGTCATCAGATATGTATTATGATTTTCCAATCACTATAGAGTATACTGATTTTTTAAAACAAAACAGTTATAAGGAAAAAATATGTGTGTTAATCAAAAATACAACTTCCGATAAAGAAAACAATCAAAACACACCTACAAAATTTGTTGTGTCTATACAAGAACCATTAATAAAAGAAGATGAGGAGGAATGATAAATGCCTGATGAAAATAAAATGTCAATTGAAAAATACATTAGTGATAGACTTGATGATCAAATAAAATATTATGATTTAAAGTCAATTGAATACAAAAAGAAACATGAGAATATTTCTCTTGCAACAATTATTATTTCAGCTTTAATTGCCCTTGTACCTGCTTTTATAGATATATTACCCAATTGCAAAGGTATAATTACATTTCTATCCGCTTTGCTTGCTGCAACTATAACAGTATTACAAACAATTGATAAACTAAAAAAATATAACGACTTATTTTATCAATTTAGAATGACATGTGAAAAATTAAAGCAAGAAAAAGAGTTATATTTGTATCAATCAGGCGAATATAAAAGAACTGATGAAATGACAAATGAACAGTTATTTGTTGAAAGATGTGAAAGCATTATGGCAACCGAAAACGGCACATGGGCTCAATTAAACGAAAAAAAAGCAAACTAATTAGTCTGCTTTCGAATAAGTATTTTTAAAAATATCAGGTTTACAAGGATAAAACTCTCCTTTTATTCCTTTGATTATATAGTCACCAATATCAGCAATATGATTACCTTCTAAGGTTTGAATGATTAAATAAGTTTGTTTTGGAACACAACATGATCCACAAAAAGAAATTATTTCATTTGTGTTATCTCCGTTCCATTGAACAGCTTCAATAGTTACTGGTTTCTTAGTATATTTATTAATCATAATATCAATTCCTTTCAAGGTTAATTATAACAAATTCATCAAAGAAAGGAAGTGGAACATATGCCATATTTAAGAGATTATCACATTTTGATTAGCCATTCTTGGAGTTATAACAACCATTATAAAACAATTAAAGATTGGCTAGATAATACAGGATATTTTAAATTTTCAAATTATTCTGTTTGTTGTGATAAACCACTTGATACAAAAACAAATGATGAACTCAAACAGGCTCTTACAAATAGAATTTCTGCTTGCAGTTGTGTAATTGTAGTATCAGGAATGTACACTAGTTACAGTAAATGGATTGATTATGAAATTGATGAAGCTATTCGTTTTGGAAAACCAATCATTGGTTTAAGACCATGGGGCCAAGAACGAGTTCCTTCTAAAATTTTAAACAATGCTACTGTAATGGTTGGATGGAATAGAGATAGTCTAATTTCAGCTATTAGACAATACGCACTTTAAAACAAAAACTCCCCTGCTACCAACAGGAGAGTAATTATGATCATCATGCTCTCACCCAAGATGACCATTAGTAGGAAAAAAGAAAGGGTTTCCTACCACGTACATACTCATATGTAAAAAGATTTCTCAAGTCCTTTTACGTACTCAATTTTACCACATAGAGCACGTTCAAGGCAAATTAAATTGAAAGGACGTGTTTTTATTATGCCTAGAAAAACAACATATAAGCGTAGACCCAATAATAGTGGTACGGTAGTAAAACTATCAGGTAAACGTAGAAAGCCCTACTGTGCCAAAATTTCAAGTGAAGAACGTGACATAGTTACAGGAAAAAAGAAACAAGTAACTATTGGTACTTTTGAAACTGAATTAGAAGCATTAAACGCCCTATCACTTTATCATTTAACTGTTAATAAACAAATTAACGATAAAGAAGCAAATGAATTATCTCCTGATATATTTAATAAAGTCAAAGAGAAACATGATAACAAAGTACCAACATTTAAAGAAATATTTGATATCTTAAACAAAGAAGAATTTTCTTTATTATCAAGTTCAGCACAAACTGGTTACAATTCATGGATCAAACATTTCAAACAAATATATGATAGAAAAATTACAAATATATCCTTACAAGATTTACAATTTGTATTTGATAATGACAAATGTGGAAAAGGTACAAAAGACCACATGAAAATACTTTGTACAAAAGTTTTCAAATACGCTGTCATTCATCAATATATCAGTCGTGATGAAGATTATACTGAATTTATTACTTGTGGAAAAAATCAGGAAAGTACAAAACATTATGCATTCTCTATGAATGAAATTGAACGTATTAGAGATGATAATAGTGATATAGGTAAAATTATACTCATCTACATTTTTAGTGGATTACGTGCAAATGAATTGCTAAATATTAATAGAAAAGATATACATATAGATGAAACTTGCAATGATGATGGTATTGAAAGAAAAGTATCTTACTTTGTAACTGGTTCGAAAACAGATACAGGTAAAAATAGAATTGTACCAATCCATAACTTTATTAAACCTTATGTAGAAGAATTGTTGCTATGTAAAGGAAAAAGATTAGTAGATAGAACTTATAGTAGTTTAAAATATAGTTTTTTTGAACCTTATATAAAAGAAATGAAAATGAAACATACTATGCATGATACAAGAGTAACATTTACTACTCTTTGTCAATTGAATAATGTTGATGTATTTTGTAGAAAAAGAATACTAGGACATAAAATGAAAGATATTACCTTCGATACTTATACCGATACGATTATTAATAGATTATATGTTGAGATAAACAAAATCAAGGCTTAAATATTTGTTACTTATTTGTTACTAATTACGTACCTTTAGTAATATTTAATCATCCAAAAGCCTTGATATTACGTCATTTCTACTACAAATTTATTTCATAATATGAAACATAAAAAGAGAAGATTTAATAATCTCCTCTTGTATGAAATTCTTTTTTGTTTCCAGTTACTTGATGTCTTTCTTTAAGTTTATTTTGAATATCTTCTAAACTGACACCTCGATCATTCATTAAAACAAAAGTGTGGAATAATAAATCAGATATTTCTCCAACCAATTCTTCTTTATTATCATTTTTTGCTGCAATAATTGTTTCGCTTGCCTCTTCACCCACTTTTTTACAAATCTTATCAACCCCTTCATTCAATAAGTAATTTGTATAAGATTTTTCAACTGGATGAATTTTACGATCAGCAATTGTTTTTTCCAATTCTCTAAAAATATCTCTTGCATCATAAGCTTGTACTTCATTAAAGAAGCATGAATAAGCCCCAGTATGACAAGCCGCTCCTGTTTGTTTGACATAAATCAATAAAGTATCTAAATCACAATCTAAATACATTCCTTTAATATCTTGAAAATGTCCTGATTCTTCTCCTTTATGCCATAACTTTTGTCTGCTTCTTGAATAAAAAACAGTTTGTTTAAGTTCTAACATTTTATCATAAGCTTCTTCATTGACATAAGCTAACATTAATACTTCTTTTGTTTGATAATCTTGGACAATTGCTGGAATTAATTCCATTTTATTAAAATCTGGTCTCAT